CAAAGGTCAAGCCGCTTGAGCGTTGGCACACAACGGGTCGCAAAGGTCGTAGCCGCATGCCGGGATACTCGCCTGCCCTTGTTGCCAAAGGTGTCAAACCTGTGGCTGGTACGGGATTGGCTCGCAGTGGTGGGCAACGCATCTTGCGCATCCAACAGATGAACGGCGGTGGACAGGTCTACGACACGGCAGGCAGTCTCACGGCTCGTCAGTTTGTCTCAAACCTTGACAAGCACCTACGGGTCAAGAGCAAGCAGCAAGGCTTCCGTAGCCGTGTGATGTTCCGCGCGGTCAAGAGCAACTTCGCTCTTGTTGAGGAAGGTGTGCAGCGTGTGATTGACAGGTTGGAGAAACAAACAGAGCGTCGTCTGACTGAAGGTATCGGGGGCATCTACTAATGGCTGTTGGCATCAACATAGTCACGGGCTTTGATGGTGGTGGACTAGAGAAGGCAATCAAAGAGTTCAACAAACTGCAAGATACTGCAGACAAGACCAAGTTCGTTATCCAGAAGGCTGCATTGCCTGCAGCAGCAGCGTTGGCAGGTATCGCAGCAGCAGCAGGGCTTGCCACGAAGGCAGCCATTGAAGATGCCGAGGAACAGGCAAAGTTGGCGCAGACTCTGCGCACAGCCACAGGCGCAACCAATGCGCAGATAGCAGCCGTTGAGGAGCAGGTCTCCGCATACATGAAGGTCTCAACCTTCTCAGACAGCGAGTTGCGACCTGCGCTTGCCAACCTTGTGCAAGCAACGGGAGATGTTGCACGCTCGCAAGAGTTGATGGGTCTTGCCATGGACATCAGCGTGGCTACAGGCACGCCTCTGATTGCCGTGACGGATGCGTTGGCGAAGGCAGAGAACGGTCAGATGAAAGCCTTGGCATCTCTTGCGCCAGCCGTGCGAGAGAATGTCAAAGAAGGCGCAAGTCTTGGCGAGGTCTACACCAAACTCGGCGATGTCTTTGGTGGCGCAGCATTAGCCCAGACACAGACCGCAGCAGGTCAGATGCAGATGTTCCGCAACCAAGTAAGCGAGTTGGCGGAATCGTTTGGCAGCATACTGCTGCCCGTTGTGCAGGCAATCCTGCCCGTCATGTCATCGTTGGCAGGTTTCGCTGAGCGCAATCGTGGAGCCATTGTCGCATTGACTGCCGTGATTGCAGCCTTTGCGTCTGCGATTCTGTTGGCGACGGGCTACATCAAGTTGATGAACCTGCAGAAACGACTCATGGAGATTCAGGCGTACAAGAACGCCACAGCCATGCTCACCTCTGCCAAAGCCGTGACCGCCTACGGGATGGCCGCCAAGACTGCTGGTGGCGCATTGGCAGTCGTTGGATTGGCGCAGACCATCTTTGAGATTGGCAACGCTGCATCCGGGGCAGACCGAAAGATTGATGAGGCAACCAAAGGCATCACCATCTCGTTGGGCAACATGCGTGGCGCCAGCAAAGAGGACACGACGCAGGTTGTTGATGACTTTGTGAAGTTGGCTTCCGAGATAAACAGCAAACTCAAGATGAGTGATGTGTTTGGTGACTTCGGTAGGGAGTTCCAACTCACCATTGGCGGTGCGAAGGTTGACATTGAGGACTTTGATGAGGCGTTCAAGCGTGTCATGGAGACCAGCCCAGAGCAGGCAGCCAAGTTGGTGCAGGCTCTCAAGGCACAGTTAGCCGTCACAGACCCAACGAGTCAGGCGTACAAAGACCTCTCCGATGCGATTGCTCGCTACGAGAAGCAGGTTGTGCTTGCCAAAGGCGCAACGGATGCGCTCAACATGGGCATTGGCGGCACCATCAGCCTTGCACAGGTGGCACGCCAAGCGTTCCTGAATGTGCAACAAGCCAAGTACGACGACATGCGCATGAGCAACGCAGGCAAAGATGCGCTCAAGAAGTATCACAACGAACTCGGCATCGCCACCAACAAGTTGGGTGCCAACGCCAAGGCAGTCAAGACCGTCAAAGAACTCAACAACTCGTATCGCAGCGCCGTTGAGGGTCTAGTTGGTGCGCAGCAATCATTGAAAGATGCATCGCAAGGCGTGGCAGATGCACAACAGAAGGTCAAAGACGCAGCCCATGGCGTGACGCAAGCCGAGCGTGCGCAGAAGAAGGCTGCCGACGATGTGGCTGAGGCAATCAAAGGCATCGCTAAAGCACAGGCGGCAACGGCAGCAGCACGCAAGACCTATCAAGACAATGTGGCAGCCACAGCCAAGGCGCAAGCCAAACTCAAGAAAGCCACCGAAAGCGTTGCAGTTGCGCAAGAGAAGTTCAATGCAGCCGTGCGTGGCTATGGGGCAGCCAGCAAACAAGGCAAGGAAGCGACACGCCAACTTGCAGATGCGCAACAAGCAAACGAGCAATCCGCCTACGACATTGAGTCGGCACAGTATGCAGTCATTGACGCCGAGGCAGAGTTGGCGGCAGTTCGTGCAGATACCGAGGCAACGCCACGAATGATTCGTGAGGCAGAGATTGCGTTGGCTGAGGCAAAGTTGGCGTTGGTAGATGCGCAAGAGAAACAGGTGGATTCACAGGATGGTTTGACGCAGGCTCTGGACCATTACGACCAGATGCTCAACGGAGTCCGCGAGGACAGCGCCATCTACAAAGACCTGCTCGCAGACCTCAACGCTGCCAAAGAGGCAGAGCAAGAGGCGATTGAGGGAGTCAACACGGCTCGTGAGCGAGAGGTTGAGTCATTGGCTGCCATAACAGAGGCTCTTGATGAAGAGGCTGAGGCTAATCAGCGTGTTGAGGATGCCAAGTGGGCATTGGCTGAGGCTGAGCGTGATGTAGAGGCTGCCAAGCGTGAGCAGGCGGCAGCCATCAGGGATGTTGCCAAAGCGCAGTTGGATGAGGCGCAAGCCCTCTATGAGGTTGCCAAGGCGCAGCGTGAGGTGAACGCAGCACGCAACGCAGCACCAGCCCCGGGAGTTGCACGCATTGACGCAGAGTTTGAGGCGATTCGCAGACAACTCGAAGCAGCAGGCGCATCCGAGGCAACGGCTAATGCCACAGCAGCATCGGTTGACCCAGCCGCCTTCCAAGGACTCAATGGTTTGGCGTTCTTTGCTCGTGGCGGCATTGTGACTGCACCAACGCTGGGCATTGTTGGTGAGGCAGGACCAGAGGCTGTGATTCCGCTTGATAGGGCTGGCGGATTAGGTACGACCATCAATGTCACGGTCAATGCAGGCATGGGAGCCAACGGTGATGCTGTTGGCAAGGCTGTCGTGGATGCGTTGCGTCAGTATCAACGCCACAATGGCGCAATCCCAATCACGGTGGCGTAATGGCTACCACGATGCCGTGGGGCGAGTCCATTGACTTGCTCATGGAGTTGGGATTCCCCGTTGACCCGTTCACGCTTGACTCTGCCACGCTCGGCGTACTTGACGAGGATTATCTTGATGGCACGCTGCTTGGTGATGATGTGTCGCCATACGCACAGTCAATCAATGTCACCCGAGGTCGCAAAGATGACTTCTCCAACTTTGATGCGGGCACGCTGTCGGTCACATTGCGCAACGACGACAGACGCTTTGACCCCACCAACACGGCTGGACCTTATTGGGACCCCGTCACCAATCGCTCGGGTTTGACCCCGAGGCGTGCAGTCAGACTCATCTGCAATGGTGTGACGGTCTTTGTTGGTCGCATCACCGACATTGACATTGAGTATGACCCCAATCCGACAGGCACATCAACAGCCATCATTAGTGCAGTTGATGACTTTGGCATCTTGTCAACAGCGTTCATCAACGCCGATGTGACACCAACAAGCGAACTGTCATCCGCGCGAATCAACGCCATACTTGACCGCACCGAGGTTGATTACCCAGCCGCAGACCGAGACATAGAAACAGGCACAGTCACGCTTGGCACGCAGCAGATTGCTGCCAACACCAATGTCCTGACCTACCTGCAGAACATTGGCGAGACTGAATGGGGTCTGCTGTTCATCAACAAAGACGGTCAGTTGGCATTCCGCAAGCGTCAAACGGCGGTCTTTGACAATGTGCAAGCCGAGTTCAACGACAACGGCACAGACCTGCCGTATCAAGTGCTGCAGATTATCTACGGCTCCGAGTTCCTCTACAACAGAGTCCAAGTCCAAGCCGATGGCGGCACATTGCAGACAGCCGATGACGCAGCCAGCCAAGCCGATTATGGCGTACTGACCTATGCCATCTCCGATGCCTTGTTTGGGTCAGATGCACAAGCCCTGCAACTAGCCGAGTATCTGCGAGACACTTACAGCACGCCCACATTCTGGTTTGATGAGATTGCTACGCCAGCCAACCTCATCTCAGGCGCACAACGCACCACGCTCTACGGGTTGGACATGGGCGACCAAATCCAACTCACCAGACACTTCCCCAATGGCACGCCCAGCACGGTCACAGAGGTCTATGCCATTGAGAGGCTGTCGCACACAATCACAGCCAATAACCACCAAGTCCGCCTCGGCTTGTACCAGCCAGCCATTGTCTACGAGTTCATCTTGGACAATGCAACCTACGGAGTTATGGACTCAGACAACGCTCTCGCCTGATAGAGTCTCAACTTATGGCAGGCGCAGGCGCAAAGTTATTCGTAAGTGGAGATGTGCTGACAGCAGCACAGGTCAACACCTACTTGATGGACCAAAGCATCATGAGGTTTGCTACCACAACGGCACGAGACAACGCCTTTGGTGGCGCAGGCGAGCCGACACTTGCCGAAGGCATGTTCGCCTACATTGACGCAGACAACACGCTCTACTACTACACAGGGTCGGCATGGCAGTCATACGGAATCAACAACGACAGCGACCAACTTGTGCTTGCAGCAGCACTCTTTGCATAAGGAGCAAACATGGCAACCTACTCCAAGATTCACCTAAGCGGCAGCACCGATGGCAGACTCATCAAGGTCGCAGCCACAGCAACGGCTGGCACCACCATTCACACGGGCAGCACAACTGCAACCACCTACGACGAAATCTGGCTCTACGCAGTCAACTCGGATACAACTGACCGCAAGTTGACGATTGAGTTCGGCGGAGTCTCTGCGCCAGATGACTTGATTGAGCAGACTATTACCGCTGAGTCTGGATTGTTGTTGGTAGTGCCGGGGCTTGTCATCAAAGGCAACGCAACAGCCCTTGTCGTTCGTGCGTTTGCCGCGACGACGAATGTCGTGATGATTGGCGGTTATGTGAACCGCATCACCGCATAAGGTTCGCCCAATGCGTTTCGGTGAGCGCACACGCTCAGGCGTTCGTGTTGGTACTTGGACTCAGCGACCTTCTGGTGCAGTTGGCTACGGTACGGCAACGGGCGGCAACTCATCAACAACAGCAACGATAGATGGTGTGTCATACACAATCTTGAAGTTCACGTCTGACGGAACTTTGACTGTCACAAAGAGTGGTCTGTTTGACTTTATGTTGGTTGGTGGCGGTGGCGCATCGGTCTATGCCGCTGTGTACGGCAACGGGTACTCTGCGGCTGGTGGCGGTGGCGGTGGGCAGGTTCTGCAAAGTCAGTTGTATCTCACCGCTAATCAAAGCATCACCGTAGGTGCAAGTTCATCAAGCAGTATGGTGGGGTCGTCGGGTTCACGATTGCTCGTTGCGATGGCAGGTGGCTTAGGTGGAACTGCTGATAGCAGGTTTGCACCTGTGTACTCTGGTGGCAGAGGCGGTAGTGGTGGTGGTGGTTGCGGCGGAACGAGTGGTACAAGCACCGAGGGCGGTGGTGGTGGAACTGCCCTGTACTCTGACGGCTATTCAGGCGGCAACGGATACAACGCTGAGGCTTTGAGTACTGTCAATGGTTCAGGTGGCGGTGGTGGTGCTGGTGCGGCTGGCACGGCTGGTACAGCAGATACAGGTGGTAATGGCGGCGCAGGCAAAGATGTGTCGGCTTGGCTCGGCGAGAGTGCGAACACGACGATTGTCGCAGGCGGTGGTGCAGGTGGTCGTCGTGCCGCAGGTAATCAGGGAACGGCTGGAAGCGGTGGCGGTGGTGCAGTCAATACTGCTGGAAGTGCGAACACAGGCGGTGGTGCTGGTGGTCGTGATTACACGAATGGTGGTTCTGGCGTTGTGTGGGTCAGGTTCAGGGCTTAGTTATGGCACACTTCGCTTGGCTAGATGACAACGACATCGTGTATCAGGTTTCTGTTGTCGCCAACTCTGATTGCCTAGATGAGAACGGGAACGAGAGTGAAGCGGTTGGCATCGCATACTTGACGAGCGTTCACGGAGAAGGCATCAAGTGGAAACAGACATCGTTCAACACTTCTTGGTCTGAGCAAGGCGGCTCAGTTCACACGAACGGCGGTGTGCCGTTTCGTGGGCAGTTCGCACACATAGGCGACCACTATGACGAGACTTATGATGTGTTTCATTATCCGTTCATCTCAGCGGCAGATGCCGTGAATGCTGGGTGATGAGGCAACAGATGAATGAGATGCAGAAAGCAATGCTGGCGTCATACGGACGCAGTGTGTTGGCAGCCGTGTTGGCTGTGGTGTCAACGGGCAACTATTCGCTAGAGGACTTACTCAAGGCAGCGTTGGCTGCAGCCTTGCCGCCAATCATTCGTTGGTTGAATCCCAAAGACCCAGCCTTTGGGCGCTATCAAGATGCGTAGGTTGCCTGTTGAGCCGATGCGTATGCCTGCAGACTTGCAAGGCGTAGACAACGGCAAACTACCAAGCCGCCTATTGACGAACATCTTGCCATCGGGCAAGTTGCATCATTACGCAGCAGAATCGTGGCAATGCCTGCAACAGCAGGCTGCCTTTGAGGGATTGACGCTGACACAGGTTGGCGACTACAGACCGTTGAGCCAACAAGAGCATCTGTTCCTGCTTCGGATGCGCAAGTATCCCGATGCCAAGCGGACTGTTCAGACGACTCGCACATGGAACGGTGAGACTTGGTATCTGCACACAGGCGCACCTGTCGCTACCCCAGGGACTAGCAATCATGGCTGGGGTCTTGCCATTGATGTTGCGTTGCGTGTCAATGGGCGTGCCATCCCCATCACAGCCAAGCCAGAAGGCGCTTGGCGGTCTGGATTGAAGTTCTTGCGCAAGGTAGCCCCGGGGCTTGGATGGTCTTGGGAGTTGCAAGATGAGCCGTGGCACATCCGCTATGTGTTGGGTCGCAGGCTTGGGTGAGCCATGGACAACAGCATCGTCGTCGCCATCATCGCAGCCGTAGGTGGCGTGCTTGCAGCCCTCGTGCAGCGCAGTCGCAAAGAGAACAAGGATGACCACCAAGCAGTCATTCGGACTATTAGATTGGTTCATGACGATGTGAAAGAGGTGCGTCGGGATGTCCACAATCACCTCGTATGGCACGCAGAGGGAGACAGTCATGGCAGGACTAGCAGACGAGATACGGAACGAGCCGAGCAGGCGTAGGCGGCGCAATCGCATCCAAGAGGTCATGGACCAACTTGATGCCAAGGACAAACAAGCCCTCAAGGATGCGCTTGATGATGAGAACATCTCTGCCGTGTCAATCTGCCGTGTGATGAAAGCCCGAGGCTTGCCGTTGAGCGAGTCAATCATCAGCAACTACAGGCGTGGGATGTATGACCCTCTCTGACGACCTGCGCAACCAGCAGCATGCCAATCAGCATGCGGCAGAGGTGCGGCTAAGGCGTGAGCGTGATTCGGCTGTGCTGCAGGTTGCCAAACTGCAAGAGCAGTTGGAGAAGGCGGAGAAGGCTCTTGCCATCGTGCAGAAGGCGGAGAACGCAGAGTTGCAGCCACCGACATGGCTCAGCCCCGTCGCAAAGCGTGCCAAGAGCGCAGCCACATTGGTGCTGATGCTGTCGGATACACACTTTGACGAGGTGGTGTTGCCAGACGAGGTGGATGGACTCAACGCCTACAACAGGCACATCGCCACGCTGCGCTTGCAACGCTGGACCCAGAATGTTGTCAAGTTGGCACGCCATCACCTAGCAGGGGTCAAGTATGACGGATGCGTGCTGTTCTTGGGTGGCGACACATTCTCTGGCGACATCCACGAGGAGTTGAACCAAACCAACGAGGACAGCATGCTTGGCAGCCTGCTCTATTGGGCAGAGCAGTTGGCAGCCGCCGTTGATGTGTTGGCAACAGAGTTCAAGAATGTGCATGTGGCAAGCGTGCCGGGGAACCACGGGCGCACCACTCGCAAGCCTCGTGCCAAACTGCGAGCGCGGACCAACTTTGATTGGTTGCTTGCCAAGATGTTGGAGCGTCATTACGCCACCGACAAGCGTGCCACCTTCCAGATTCCAGAGGCTGCGGATTGTTTGGTGCGCATCTACGACACCAACCATCTCTTGACGCACGGCGACCAGACAAGCGGCGGCGGCGGCATTGGTGGCATCTATCCGCCAATCATGCGCATGAGGGCACGCAAGGCGCAACGGTACTTGGCAACGGGTCAATCGTTTGACACGCTTTGGCTAGGTCATTGGCATCAATACTTGCCAAGCCCGGGGATGGTTGTGAATGGCAGCCTCAAGGGACTTGACGAGTATGCGTACATCAACAACTTTGGCTACGAGCAGCCGCAGCAGGCTTTGGCATTGGTTGTGCCAGAGAAAGGCATCACGCTTCAAGCACCTGTGTTCTGCATGGACCGCAAGAAGGAAGGTTGGTGATGGCAAGCCTCAAGCGTTGCGAGGTCGTTTGGCTTGATGCGCACTCTGGCACGGAAGCCACTTGGCATTCTTTGGATGACCCGATTGAGCAAGACCCTGTCGTTGTCGTCACTCGTGGCTTTCTCATGCCAGATGCCAAGCCAAACCACATCACGGTGGCTGGCAGCCTCACGAGTGATGGTGATGTGTCCGACTTGACTTGCATACCACTTGGCATGGTGAGGTCGTTGGAGACTGAATAAGTCTCTTGGCGTGTCCAACTCTGCTGCATCCCCGTCCTACATTGGATGCATGACACAAACAAAGTTGATACCCAAGGGCGAGCATGGAAGTCTTGAATGGTTGCGGAGGCGGTGGTGGGATGA